GACCCTGATAAGGTTACTAATAATATGGATGAAGCTGCAGTACAAGCAGAGCTTATGAAAGGTATGCAAGCAGAACAACCTCAACAACCCCCAGCAGGAGCTAACCCATTAGACCCTACAGGAGCAGGTGGTGGTACTATAGGTACAGGAATCGCACCAACTCCGGGAGAACAAGGATTTACAGGAACACCTCAGAATGGACAGCAACAACAACAACAAGCAAATACTCAGCCAACTGAAGCCGTTGGTGAACAACCCCAAGCTACTGAACAGCTTCAATGATTATATTGATTCATTAATTATGAAACAACATAAGGTATTAGAACAGGCAGATAATTCTGTTATGATGCATAGAGCACAAGGAGCAGTAGCTATACTAAATAGACTAAAACTACTAAGGGATGAAGTAAATGGCATTAAATAAACAAATGGAACTATTTGAAGATGGTGGTCTCAAAGATGAAGGTGGCATGATTGATGAAGTATCAGGCAACGATGTACCTACAGGTTCTACACGAGAAGAGGTAAGAGATGATATACCTGCACAATTAAGTGAGGGAGAGTTTGTATTACCTGCTGATGTTGTTAGATATCATGGCTTAGAAAAGATAATGCAATTACGTGACGAAGCTAAAGCAGGTCTACAAAAGATGGAAGCCATGGGTCAGATGGGTAATAGTGAAGAGGCTACACTAGATGATGATGTTCCATTTAGTATGGATGACCTAGATATGGAAGATGAAGATGAGCCGCAAGAGGAAATGGAAATGGCTGAAGGTGGTTATGTAATGGTAGCGGGTAAACCAATGCCAATACCTAGAATAGGTGGACAGTTACCTCCTATAACTACAAGACCAATGCCTGAAACTAAAAATATGGCAGTTGGTGGTTTTACTAATCCAACAGGTACATATCAAGTACCTACGAATATTGCTACACAGCCTTCTTACTTTCAAAACTATCAGCAATCAACTGCACCCTTTCAACCTTTTGTACCACCTGCAGGACAACAACAAACACAGGTACAACAGCCTGTAGGGTTGACACAACAGCAACAGACGTATCCCTCCTTTGCTACATTAATGCCTACAGTAGGTGGTAAGAGAGAAACAATCGAATACAGAAATGAAGCGGGTCAAAAATTATTTATACCTTTTGTTGATGGTAAACCTATATATCCAATCCCTGAAGGCTATACTAAGTACACAGCAGAAGAAACTCCTATAGAGAAAGATAAATCTGTTACATCTACAACTACACAGGTAACTACAGGTGATGGTTCTGATAGTGTTTTGTCACAGACAAGTCAGGTTAGAGGTTTAGATAATTCTATTGTTGATACAAATTTTGCAGGCAAGTCTCCTGAGCAAGTATCAAAAAGTATGGCAAATATGAGTGTTGCCGATAGAGGTAAAGCTGTAATGAATGCACTTGACCAAGCTAAAGGAACTACAGGTCTAGCTAGAGGATTACAACAACTCGGTACAGTAGCAGTTCCGGGTGCTCTAGCGGCAGGAATGATTGGGCAAAAAACACTTGACCCTAGAGAAGTTTTAAGTCAAGTAGGAAAGCCTAATACTGCTGCATTAAATTCTATATTAAATACGTTTGGTCCTAGTACTAAAGGATTAAGTCCAGAAGAAATAGATATGCAAGGCATTGATAGAAACGAAGCTTTATCTCAAGCTGTTTATGGAATGAGTTTAGATAAAGCAACATCTTTTTATGGTGCTACTCCTTCCTTTACTAAAGGATATAAGAATGGAGATATGGACCCACAAACAGGAGCAACCTATTCTCATGGACAAGCAGGTAATGCCTTTGATGTTCCTTCTTATGCTAGTATAGAAGATTTTGGAAAAGCTATGGCAGCCAGTGCAACAACAGGTTTTTATGGTAGTTTAGCAACTGCTAAGTCTATAGCAATGGACCCTACTAAATCAGCTAAAGAAAAAGAAAAAGCTATAGCATTTGGTAAAGAAATTACTCCTTTCTTTGAAATGGAAATAGATACTAGAAGTGATGCAGAAGTAGAGGCTGATTTAGATTCTATATCACAAGAAGTTGATACAGCTTCAAGAGGACAATACGGATTTGATGTAAATGAAACTTTTGGAACTGGAGAAGCTCCAGAAGCTCCTGATTTTAGTGATGTATCAGATGATGCAGGTCCGGGAGAAACCTCTGATGACGGTCCTGGTTCTGATATGGGTGGAGAAGATGTCGCAAAAGGTTCATTTATAACTAAACGTAAAGCATCTGGCAAACTAAAGAAAAAGTATATGAAGCGAGGTGGGTTAGCTTCTAAAAAATAATCCACAATAATAATTCATTGACTTAATAATTAAGTCGTGATATAATGGCTACTTATCCCCCAACAATAATAAATGGCTACGATAACCCCAAAGGAGAAGACTAATGGCAGACGCTATGATTAAAGAAGCAACACCTAAGAAAGTTGCATTTGTAAGTAAACCTTACACACAAGAAGAAAGAATACAAAAAGAAGAACAAGAATTAGAACAACTACTGAAAGAGCAAAAGGGTGAAGTTGAAACTAAGGCTGAAGAATCGGAAGATACGAGTGAAGAAGAACCGACTTCTGCTGAAGAGAAAACTTTTAAAAAGCGTTATGGAGACTTACGAAGACATACCCAAGAAAAAGAAAGAGAGTTTCAGAAACAGTTAAATGATTTAAAAGAACAACTAGATAAAGCAACTAAAAAAGAAATGAAGCTACCTAAGTCTGACGAAGACATAGAAGCATGGGCAAAAGATTATCCTGATGTAGCAAAGATTGTAGAAACAATTGCTATGAAAAAAGCAAGAGAGCAATCAGCAGAAATAGAAACTAGGCTACAGAAGATAGATGAGATGTCTGCGGAAGCACAAAAAGATAAAGCTGAAGCAGAATTAATGAGATTACATCCTGACTTTGATTCTATTAGAGACAGTGATGACTTCCACGATTGGGCAGAAGAACAACCTAAATGGGTACAGGATGCACTTTATGAAAACGACAATGATGCAAGGTCAGCAGCAAGAGCTATTGACTTATACAAAGCAGACAGAAACATTAATAAGAGTACTAAGACAAAGAGTGACAAGGGTGCTGCTATGGATGTTGGAACGAAAACTACAAAAACAAAAGTGGATGCTGCAGAATCAGGTAAAAAAATACTTGAGTCTACCGTTCAAAAAATGTCCGCTACACAGTATGAGAAACAAGCTGATGCAATAATGGAAGCTATCAGGTCAGGTAACTTTATATATGATATATCAGGTTCAGCTAGATAAATTAAAAATAAAGTTGACAACAAAAAATTTATGTATATAACTATACATAACTAAAAGTGTAACATAACCCCATACTTGGTTACTTGTGTTGCACTATTCCCGAAACTTTAGAGATTACCCAATTATGTGAGCCTACAAAGGAATCGCTATCCTAAGTACAACCTCAACGCATGAATGGTCCTTATAAAGTAAAATGACTAAAAACTAATAGTACACATTCCGTGTACATTTGATAAATGTTTAAGGAGATTTAAAAATGGCATTTACAGCAGCAGCTGGTTATGGTAATCTTCCTAACGGTAATTTTAGTCCTATTATTTACAGCAAACAGGTTCAACTTGCATTTCGCAAGGGGTCTGTCGTTGAAGCTATCACTAACAGTGATTACTTCGGTGAGATTGCTAATATGGGCGATTCCGTTAAGGTTATTAAAGAACCAGAAATAACAGTCAAGGAATATGCAAGAGGAACAGCAATTACTCCTCAAGACCTTGATGACGAAGAATTTTCACTTACTATTGACAAAGCTAATTACTTTGCATTTAAAGTGGATGATATTGAAGAGGCTCACTCTCATATTAACTTTCAACAGTTAGCATCAGATAGAGCAGCTTATAGACTAGCCGACCAATTTGACCAAGATGTACTTGGTTATATGTCAGGTTTTAAGCAATCAGCTATACACGGTGCACCTGATACAGCTAATACTACCACTAACGGTACTGTTGCTGTTTCAACTGCAGGTTCTGACGAACTCTTATCATCAATGAAAGTTGATGCTTCAGACTTCGGTGGTTCAGCAGGTGACGCTGTGGCTATCTTACCAAGAACAGGTGGAGCTACAACTGCTGCTCCTGCAAACGGTGATAGACACCCATTAACTGTTATTGCTAGAATGTCTAGACTATTAGACCAACAGAATGTTGACACTAATGGTAGATGGTTAGTATTAGACCCTGTATTTATAGAAGTACTAAAGGATGAAGATTCAAGATTATTTGATGCAGACTTTGGTGGTTCAGGACTACAGAATGGTTTAATTCTAAACAACCTACATGGTTTCAAGGTTTATCAGTCAAACAATTTACCAAAAATAGGTACTGGACCATCTAATACAGGTGCTAACAGTTCCACTAACTATGGTGTAATTGTTGCTGGTCATTCTTCATCAGTAGCTACTGCCGAGCAAATCAACAAGACAGAGACTTACAGAGACCCTGATTCTTTTGCTGATATTGTTCGTGGTATGCATTTGTACGGTAGGAAGATACTTCGC